GAATATTGGTCTGATCCTCACCGCTGAAGAGTGATAGGAGACCATTGCCGTTTATAGGTTGACGCCCCTTTGACACAGTCTCCATCTGAGAATAGTGACGCATGTTGTACTCCGCATCGTAGACACGAGCACGCTGTCCCTCTGTTGTCGCAGCAGAGCCCGTGTATTCAGACTTGGCTGAAATGGCCGCCTTCTGTGTGAATCGCATACCGTCGGGTGATTGGAGTTGCGGCTTATTAGGAACGCCTTGTAGACTGACGTTCATGACCTTATCGGGCTCAGAAAGTGTATTTCTGCCAGTTACACGAGCAATATCATCTGGGTCATAGACAGTCAACTTCTGCGGTCCATCAGCGGGTCCAGCAATACCGAGCCAGTCATTATCAACCGTAGTTTCCTTGACTGTAGTGCGCGCGATATCGTTCGGATCATAAACAGTCAAAGCACCGGGGATACCAGCACCAAGAGCTGAGAAGTTACCCGAGCCACGGATATTTCCGAGCATTTCTTCATTGCGTGTGGGCTTAGCCGCATCTTGGAAGCGAACACCTGTTTCGCGCTGGTCGGGCTTCACGTTGAGTCCCATAACCTTATCACCCGTGAAATAACGTTCATTGGGACGGATTTCAATACCCTTCTTGCCGTAGTCATTTTCAGCTGAATCCACATTTCCGAAATAATTGGTCGCATCCGCGTTACGAAAGCCGAATTCTCCATGCTGGCTGACGAGTGGTGCCCTGAAAGAGGGAATTTGATACTCCTTCTTGAAATCAGTGGAGGCGGCTGTACCAAAATGCTCTTTCGTTGTTTCAGGACGAGCTGTGTACTTAAGAACCTCAACTGAACGCATGCGTTCGCGCTTATCAGTTCCGCCATTTGCAAAGTTGCGTTCACCCTTCGCATTTACAAAGAAACGGTCAGGCAAGTACTTGCGAACCTCTCCGCGTTCACCCCGATTAGTAACAACAGATTTACCCGGAAGGATCGCACCCGCAAACGTTAATTTAGGATTATTTGCTGTACGAATTTCATCTGTAGAACGGGGCTTAGCATAATCAAGAGATTCAGGCTGCTGGTAGCCACCGGAGGGAATGCTGGTAAACCCTTGGCCCAAACCTTTTCCAACACGAATCTGCTCGAAGGGCTTTTCATTTGCTCTGTTCTGCGGCCCTACAATACGTTCTTGCATGAAGTCTGAATGGGATTCAATTCCATAAGGATTGCCTGTAGGCTCACGCTGGAGATCGAAGAGCGGTCCCTGCTCCTGCTTGTTAAACTGTGTAGAAGCCGCTCCTGTGTAATTATCAAGAATACCCCGATTCCCCGTATCCGTCATATTCTGCTTGACTGAGCCACGGAAGAAGGGAACCATGTTGTTGTGTGTAAATTCACCCGCATCCAGTTCAACGCCTGTAAGAGCAGAGACTACTTTTTGGCCTCGGGAGTAATTAGGTGTCTCTTCCTCTCCATCATTACGGAGAAGAACCATGGGTGAAATACTAGAACCGGCTTCTTGAGGCGCTGGGCTTGCTAAATCAGAGAATGCCATAGAGCCAAAAGAATTATCATTCTGTGTTCCGTAATTTGTAGGAAGACCCTTAATATCAGAGGGATACGGTTCCATAGCAATTGAGCCACCGGAGGGAAGTGCGTATTGAATATCTAATTCGCCGGTCATTTGGCGCAAGGGGGTTACCTGAGCAGCACGTACTTTATAGGGCCCTGTTGTCTGCGTGAAAGGTGAACCTGATTCAAAGTTTTCAATAACGCGTTTCTTTTGTCTCTCAACAGTTGGAGGAACAGGTGTCTTAGGACTCATATAATTTGTAAGGGCAAAGCCAGTTCCTAATAAACCAATCATGGCGGCAATCTCCATTCTCTAACAGTGGCGATTAATTTTAAGCAGTCATACTTGCGTAAAATTAATATGTTGGGCTCAAGATTTATAAAGACTGCTTAGAACGATTCCATGTAACACTAGGCGGTCCTACAGGAGCAGGGCACTCAACATCACTCTTAGGAGCATTCCACTGGTCCTGTGTTGCAGGTATAACTTCCTTGACCTGTTCGCGTGCCAGCATATTATCTGATTTGCTGTAGAATGAGTCACTCCAGTTGTTGAGCGGTGTTGGCAAGGAAGGGGAGGGATTATTCGGTTTAGGAATACAGGGGCGATGAGAATCCTTAGATAGAATACGTCCAGGGACAAACCAATCAAACGGCATCATAACATTTTCCTGCGGGTTCTGGCAGAGATATTCCCAGCGATTCCAGCCAGTTCCTCTCAGTGTACATGGCGGATCACCCAGACGATTGAAAGTTTGTGTAAATGAGGCTTCGGGCATCGCAGTCGGCTTGACTCCATTGTAACGATTATTATTCGGATTGTAGCCACCGCAGGCGGATTTTACGCTAAGACGATTAATATTAAAAAGGTCAGATTCAACATCTGTGCGTTGGTGCTCAACAAGTTGGGCTGCTCCCCATTTCTGGAGTCGGGTAGTCGGCTCAGGCACGAAAACACCCTGTGTTCCATTTGCAGGTGAACCGAGTTGATAGCGTCCAGCACCCGTTGTTATCCGGAGGTCATCTTCGTAGTGGCAAGGGTCAGACCGTAAGTGGGTCCATGAATAATCTGTAACAGAAGACATCTTCACTCTAATGTTCTCCGACAATTCTTTTGGATAATTCTTCCAGTTTCTTTATGAGATTTGTTTGAAGAGTAATAAAAATAATACTGACTACTATTTCTCCGTGGAATTCAGTGGAAAGATAGGGATTATATGCGCGTTTACCGGGGAGATAGAACAAGAATGGAACTATCTTTACCAGTTTCCGGATATAGAAAACGCATACTGCTAGAAAGATTGTTTGACCCAGAACTTCTAGCATAAGTTCCACAGTACTCTTTGTTTTATCAAATGCCGGGAATGCTGAATTAGTCCATATTCCAACATAGAATGTAACAATACCATAGAGAATAGTATACTGAATTGTTTCAGAAATCTCATTAATACGAATCGTATTCAGATTGAATAATTTTCGTATCCGTGACATGAAATGAGATTTTCCATATGGTTCTATCATCTCCCTACTCCTTTCTGAGTTTTTAGAAGCGATATGAGGTTCCAGTTTGTTGTGTGAAGCGATTAGGATACGCAACACCCTGATAACTATTCATCTGGCATGTCTGTAAGTGGGTCGGGCGGGTCGCAATAAAACGCTTTTCATCATCTGCCTTATTTGTGTATGAGATACCAGACGGCCAGTCGGGACAGGCCTTTCCGCCCAGAGCACACTCGGGTTTGTATTGCTTATTATTACATCTTGTGTTAGGACGCGTTATACCCTGTAAATCGGATTCAACATCTACCATTGGAGATGCTGTAACTACACTAACATCATTGCCACCGACAAGGCCAAGAGCATTGCGGCAGGGTTTCTCGTGATAGAACTTGTCAGGAATCATTGTATATCCGGCCAAGTTTCGGCTTTGCTCTTCGGACAAGAATCTTTCATTTCCAGCACCCTTGCTAGACTGTGCTGAACTACCAAATAACGCAGGCGCATATTCTGTCATTATCTTCTATTTAGAGCCAAATAATTTTTTATCCTGCTCATCGCGTTTCGCTTGCATGAGTCGCAACTCTTTTTCAATATCACTTGCTGGAGGACACTCTGGCGATTTAGTAAGACTTATATTTGTAAAACGGTTCGCAAAACATCTGATTTTTTGCGCAGGCTGTTGACCCGCAGGTTCTGTGTGTTGTTTGTTAGACGGCATTATTTTCTCTCTTCTATAAAGGGATGAATCTTTTGAAATCAATTGTTGTTGCTGCTTCGCCCAGTAAATCCTATATGCCGGTCGGAAAAGCAATTTCGGTGAAGGATATTAAGAAGCAGCAGTTGCCATCTTCAACAACTCTGTTACAGCAGCAAGGAAAGAAGACGCGGAAGGCTCGAATTATTAAACAATTGGTTTGAATGGCAGGATATCAAGGAAGTTTATCTAAGAGATAACTTTCTTGTTGTTCTATTACGGCTTCTGCTTCTGCTGCGGCTTCTCCTCATACCTTTGCGCAGCACTTCCTTCCGAAGGAGTGCCTCTGTATCAGTATATCCACCCAGAAGTTTACCATTACGATAAATCTGAGGGACACTTGTCTTACCAGTCAATCGTTTGAGTTCTGCGCGATGCTCGGGGCCTACAGAGAAGAACAAAGGCTTCTGCGCCTTCAAAAGTTGTTTTGCCTTCTGACACCAAGGACATGATTCTAGACCAAAGATAACAAGAGGCTCAGTTTTAATAATATGTGCTAAAGTGTGCATTCCTACTTCTCAATATGAAAATCGCTTCATTGAGTTGGAATCGCAAATAGGAGCATATCTGTTATTAACCGATGAACGCGTTCCTACGAAATCAGGTAAGCATTTTGTTCCTAGCACAGGATTTAGTATAGTGGACGCATTTGAAGCCGCTGCATAACAATCCACAGGTAAAGTTACAAAGAGACCCTTCGTGTTATTAGTGGCTGAGCAGCAGGTCGCAAATCCCGCGGTCTTAAAGAGTAATGACTCTGAACTGCTCGGAGTAGAAGTGCCACCCATGGATAAAACAGTCTTAATATCACACGGTGCCACTAATCCAAACGAAGAAGTTGCGGGAACGAAAACTTTACTGTTCTTATATTTTAATGCCGTAGTTGTCTCAGACGCATCGCGCACTTTGCTAGTTGCTAGAGTTACTGAAGCTGCCTCTCTACGAAGACGTGTTAAACGGCTGGCGTCCATTTCTACTATATAAAACAATATTTTTAGAGACTGTTATACGATGTCAGCAGTTATTCTAGCAATTGATTTTCGTGAATCTAGTCTTATGGAGCAATTACAAGTTTTAAAAGTGCCGTTTTTATCAGAAAGTCTTCCCTTGGGTGATGTTCTCTTCCGCGACTTGAGCGGTGTAGCAGTCGCCCTATTTGAACGAAAGACACTAGATGATTATGCTGGTTCGCATTTAACAAATCGCTATCGGGAGCAGCGGGCTCGTCTAATTACAGCGCGGTCACAAGGAACACAAATTGGTTATCTGCTAGAAGGTGGCTGGCGTTATGGAGCACAGGAGCGGGTCTTTGGTCAGCCTACAGAAGCCAAGCGTAGTACAGTTAATGAAACAATGTTGCGAACTCTAGCATTTCGCCTTCAGATCAAATACAAGATTCCTGTCATCCAAACAGCAAATGTGCTGGAAACTGCGTATACACTCAAGCACTTGTATGAAATTTTTGGGCAAGATGCGGCATATTTTAAAGAGACGCCAGAAGAGGACTTGGCTTTAGCAAAACAAGCAACTGCTACAACCGGTAATTTCTCTGCTAGGCGAAAGGACAATGTGGAACCCGCAGCATCTATGTTAATGGGTCTTCATGGTGTAAGTCTAGTGAAAGCGGAGGCGATTCTAGCAGTAGTTCCTACGATTGTTGACCTCTGTGGGAAGTCCGCAAAGGAGATAGCAGATATTCCTGCTGGAAAGGGGCGGATTGGGCCAAAGTTGGGGGGTGATATTCATGGGGCTCTTCATTAAAATATTTGTAGTATGTAGAGTAAAATATGCCAAATTTTAAGACATATCATAATAATAAAAATATTTATAGTGTTGATATGATGTTATCTTACATTAATCTATACGGACATCCAATTGTTA